AAATAAAATGGCCGCAAGAGCAACTACCATCGCACAGGGATTCTCACAAAGATTGATGCTTGAGTTCTATGACAAGAACTTAATCGACTCAATCGCTAACCGTGACTACCAAGGTGAGATCAACGGAGTCGGTTCTAAATTAAACATCCTCAACTTTGATCGTATTTCAGAAAAAACATATACAGGAGCTAACTTAACCGCAGACTCCTTAACAGAAAACAACACACAATTAGTGATTGACCAATACAAATCCTTCTACTGGTCAGAAAAAACCCTAGACAACTGGTTGTCTTACATTAAAAATCCCCACTCAACAGTTGTTTCTCAAAAAGCTGACGAGAGATCTAAGAACGTAGACGAATATGCCCTAGGTCTTTATGCAGATGTTGGATCTGGAAATAGAGTAGGAACAGATTATACGACTGGAACAGTTACTGTAGATGTAACAACTGGTGCAGTCACTGGGTCTGGTACTACATTTACCGCCGCAATGGTGGGACGTGGATTCAAAGCCGATGGTCATACAGCATGGTACAGAGTCAAGACTTATACCTCCGCAACCTCTATCGTAATTGAAGACGACAAAGACGACATTACATCTGCTTACACGGGTGGAGCAATCGCTGGTGGATCAACATATACAATCGAAGCCGCAACCGCAGTTCAGATTACTGCCGCAAATATCTTGAATAAAGTAGCAACTATGGCACAAATACTTAATCTAGCTGAGAAAAATGGATTCTCTAGCGTACCTGATTCAGACAGATTCTTTGTTGCTCCCCCAGAGTTCTTTACACTATTAACTCAAGGAACTGGAATAGTCCTTCATGTTGATGAAGCATACCAAGATCTGGTTAAAAAGGGATACATGGGTATGTTACAGGGATTCAAGCTATTTATGAGTAACCGCCTAACCGGTGACAACACCGATGGATACCATGTAATTGCTGGTCACTCTAATTGGTTGACATTTGCTGAAAAGCTTTTGCAAGCCACAATAGAGGAAGATCTAATTGGAAACTTCGGTAAAGCATACAAAGACCTCTTTGTATACGGAGCCAAGGTTGCAGACGCTCGTAGGCACATGGCCGCCGAGGGCTTCTGGTTGTTCTAAAATTTATTGTCCAGTTTTCTTAAAGCCTAGAGTTTTAAGCCTAGAGTTTAATGATCCCTAGGTTGTAACGAAAGGCTTTTTTCATTTTATATGGCTATATTTAAAGTAAAAACAGATTTACCAAAGTCAACACAAGACGAGATTGACAGAGTTCTCGCTATTTCCAGTGACAAAAGGACCACGGCAGAGTCTAATTTCTTAGCGTCACGTCTTCCTTACCAGAAAAACAAGATTCTTAGATATGACACTCAAGAGATTTATAATGCTCAAACTCCAAACGCCCAACTTTCTACCGACTTAATTGCTGAGGCCGAAGGGGACAGTCTCCCCACTGGGGACTCAGGGTTCAAAAGAGGGTCTTTCTTTTACAAGCTAAACAAAGACGGCAACAGGGTATTTATAAATGTAGGTACGAGTACCTCTGCGGTGTGGGAGTTGATGACCTCAGCTACAGCAACGGATCTTTCCACCTCGGTTTCAGCCTCAGTTTCACCAAGTGCTTCGCTTTCGCCCTCTGCAAGCGCCTCACCGTCTGCTAGTGAGTCACCGTCAGCCTCGGGGTCAGCCTCAGCTTCAAGGTCGGAGTCTAAGTCCTCTAGCCCCTCAGCCTCAGCTTCAGCTTCGGAGTCTAAATCTTCGAGTCCTTCATCGTCAGCTTCTAAGTCACAATCTCCATCGTCTAGTCCTTCTGCGTCAAGTTCTCCATCTGAGTCAAAGTCTGCAAGTCCTTCAGGATCAGGTTCGTCTTCAGGATCGGCGTCTCTCAGTTCTTCGCGATCAGCATCAGCTTCGGGAAGTGCATCACTTTCGTTTAGTGCATCACTTTCACCTTCGGCCAGCGCATCAGCCTCAGCCTCCAAGTCTTTGAGTCCGTCAGCCAGTGCATCAGCTTCAAGTTCAGCTAGTGGTAGTGCAAGTGCTTCAGCCTCAGCTTCAAAGTCAGAATCAGCCTCAAGTTCAGCATCTTTGTCTCCAAGCGGTTCAAGTTCTGCCTCAGCCTCCAAGAGTGCGTCAAAGTCGTCTTCCCCCAGCTTAAGTCCGTCTGGATCAGCGTCACCATCGGCATCACCGTCACCATCTTTACCTTTCTAATATGCAAGCATTTAACACCATCAAAACAGGAGAAATCGCAGGATCACTCTCAATCCTTCAGTTGCCAGACGTACCCTGCTCTATGGTCAAAATCAAAGCCAAGGGGGCGAACACTGGAAGAGTTTATATTGGAGGGTCTACTGTATCTGTCCCAAATGGAAATACAAGCATAACCGCTGGGTGGGAATTGGCCGCAGGAGTAGACTCCGACTGGATCTATATTGACAACCTAAACAAGCTCTATTCCATCTGTAACACGGGTGGAGATGGACTTGTTTACATGGCTCTAAGGTAGTTTTCATACATGGTATAATGGCAGACGATGACCCCAATAGTGTCGGTGATAATTCCGAGCAGGAACTCCCCTTTTTTGGCCCGTACGATTCAGGATATTTTGGAGAAATCGGTAGACGAGATAGAGGTAATCGTAAACATAGACGAGAAGCTACCCGACATCAAAGTAGAAGACTCAAGGGTTACATACCTTCACCCAGAGACTCCCATTGGTTTGAGGAAAGGTATTAATGCGTGCGTGGCGGTAGCCAAAGGCAAATACATAATGAAGACAGACGACCACTGTTTGTTTGGCCCCAGGTTCGACAGAATCCTCGTAGAAGCCCATTTAGACGACAAGTGGATACAGATACCCCGTAGATATTCCCTGGATGCTGAAAACTGGTGTATAAATTACGCAAGACCCTATAGAGACTATATGTATATTGATTTTCCCAGGAAAGGAAAGGCCCACGATGATGGTATGCACGGAGTTGAATGGTATGAAAGACAAAGAGAGCGAACTGATCCAAAATATGATATAGACGACACCCCAAGTATGCAGGGAAGTTGTTATTTTATGACCAAGAACCACTTTGACAACTTCTTACATGGATTAGAGGAATATCCAGTCCCCGGCGAGGTTGGATACGGTCAGTTTAGTCAGGAATCACAAGAGATAGGTTTCAAGACGTGGTTGGGTGGAGGGGCGATGAAAGTCAACAAAAAGACCTTTTATGCTCATTTACACAAAGGCAAGACTTATGGCCGGATGTATAATGTCCCTGGCTGGAACGATTACACGGTTAAGGCTTCGGCCTGGAGTGCTGAATACTGGTTAAATAATAGGTGGGAAGGTATAGTACATGACTTTGAATGGTTTATTGATACAATGTTTCCTAATATGCCCAGTTGGCCAGCTAATTGGAAAGAGGAAATAGAAAGGATGGGATGGATAAAATAAAATTCAAAATATTCAAAATATGTGAATATTGTGGAGAAAAGTTTTTTAAGAATTACAAAAACAAGTTTTGTTGGAATAAAAGGAGATTTTGTGACGGCAAATGTGCTAATTATTCTCGATCTCATTTACTAAAGAAAGAAATTAGAAATCAAGAAATAATAAATATGTATAAAACTGGAACTAAACAAAAGGAACTTGGTATTAGATTTAAAATAACTCGTTCGAGGGTGGGTCAGATTGTTAAGACATTTTTGCATCAAGAAGAAATAGACCGTATTCACAATAAAAATAAATATAAAACCGATCCAGTGTTATTATATATTTGTTCAAAATGTGGAAGACCATTATGAACGATCTTGATACTTTGGCCTTGAAATATAGTGCGGATAAATGGGGTAAGCATCATTACACCCCTGTTTATTACGACATTTTCAAGGCAAGAAGAAATACCGTTAAAAAAGTAATTGAGATAGGGACAGGTGAAGGAGCAAGTATTGCCATGTGGGCCGACTTTTTTCCTTACGCACGAGTTTATGGTGCAGACATTGACCCTAAGCGGGTTACACTGAAATCCCACTCAAGAATTGAAATAATCGGGTGCGACCAATCTAAAGAACAAGATTTAATCAATCTAGTTGCAAGAAGTGGAACTAATATAGACTTGTTTGTGGATGATGGATCACACCTACCACAAGATCAACTTTTCACTTGTTTAACGGTTATGCCATATTTATCTAAGAAGACAGTCTATGTTATTGAAGACGTGGCAGATCCAAGTATTGTAAACCATCTTAATGAGTATGGTTGCCAAATGATTAAGGTAGGGAAACGGTATGACGACAGGTTAGTTATTGTAAGACACAAAAATGGCTGATCCAATTCATTCAACTATAGCTGAGAAGGGTAAGACAGTAACCCAAGTAATAACTATGATGGGTGGGTATAAAAAAACCTTCCGGGGGATCAAGACGGATTCATTTCTCAATGGAGAGTTTACCCACTTTGAAACCCTTGATGGCAGAAGAGTAATGGTACGAACAGAGAATGTGTTATTTGTAGAGACAACATCAGAAAATGGCTAAAGTAAGTATCATAATTCCAGCGAGAGGCGAAGATTTCAAAAACTTAACTCGTACACTAAAGAGCATTTATGATAATGCTACTGGTGAGTTTGAAGTGATTGTCGGGTTCGATGGAACTGATCCATATATGATTGATGAATCGGAAGACTATCCTAATTTGAGTTGTATTGATTTTCCCAGTACAGTTGGCATTAAGACCAACATCAACGCCATGTGTGCCATGGCGACTGGGAAGTATATTTACAAGTCAGATGCTCACTGCTCCTTCAGTAAGGGCTTTGACGAGATACTCCAACAGGATATGCAAGAGGACTGGATAGTAACTCCCCGATTCTATGTGTTGAATGGTGAGACTTGGGAGTGGCAAGACGATAGATTCTATGATTACTTCTATCTTTGTTGCCCATTCACCGACCCCAAGGGTTTTAGATTCAAAGCTGGTGGTCATTGGCCAGAGAGAACCCAAGAGAGGTTGTTAAGCCATCCAGACATAGACGAAACGCCCCAGATACACGGCAGTGGTTGGTTTATTAGTAAGGACAGATACTTTGAATTGGGCGGGTTTCCAAACATTGACCCTTATGGTCATGCTCAAGAACCAATCTGGCTAGGGTTAAAGAACTGGTTGGCTGGTGGCAAGGTGATGGTAAATAAGAAATGCTGGTACGCTCATTTGCACCAGCAGGGGAATAAGAGGGGATACAACATGGATCATGCACAAGAGGTAAAGAGTTACGACATAGCCGCTAAATACTGGATGGAAAATAAATGGGCTGAGAGAAAATATGATATTCAGTGGTTCATAAACGAGAAATTTCCCAATATGCCAACATGGCCCAAAAATTGGGAAGAACTGCTTAAAGAAACACCCCTTGACAATGTATGAAAATATTGTGATAAGATGTGTGAAACATGGAAGACTTAGTACAGTTAGACATTTACGAAGCATTAAAGCAGATAGCTGATGGTAAACGCGTAACAAGAATAATCTGGAACGACAAGAGAGAATATTGTCTGTTTGACAAGAAGACTGGGTTTTTAAGTGTTCACAAAGCGGGGGAACCAGGGGTAATGCTTAGGCCGTGGTTGATAAATGACGGCGACCTTGAAGGATTAGACTGGATAGTTTTGGAGGACAAACCTGAGATTATTGCTCAGAAGATAAACTGATATGAAAGTAGGGATAATTGGTTT